CAGATAAACCATTATACAAATCTGTTCCCATTATTTGCTGAACGTCTATTTCCTGTGCTATTTTTACAAATTGTATAAACTTATCTGTAGAAATATTTCCATCCATTATGGAATTTCTAACAAGATCTGTTCTATTTATGAATAGTTGTGTTGCCATTTATCTTCTTTTATTTGTTGGTAAAAATCCCTCGTTAGGCATATCAATCGGTCGCTTTGCAACTAATGGACTATTCTTTTCAGGTTTAAACCCTGCTTTTATTGCTTTGTTTACACTTATAGTTGGAGCAAGTGGACTTTTAATATCAATACTTCCTTTTCCTTTCTTCATATAAGTCTTACGCATCCAAAAATGATGGCAAGCCCCACCACCTTTATAAAACCAAATAGAATATGTATCAGCACCTCGAGGTCCCCAACCTGCATTAACTGCCTGTTTACTCATCATTTCAATATCTTCTTTTCGATATATTTTTTTAGCTGCTACCATTTTAGAACAAAAATCCCTAGTAACATTTTTACCATCTTTGTCAAATGTATCTTTTAGAGGTGCATATTGATATCTAACTTTAAATTGTGTTCCATCAACCAATTCATCCTGACTACTTTTTGCATTTGGTCTAGCAGTTCCTGTTGATACAAATTCCCATAATTTAGAAAGTAAACTTTTTCCTTTTGTGTTTAATTGATCTATCTGATAATCCAAAGCATCTTCTGCTTCATAATCAACTTTTCTTTCATCTATTAATTCCCATTCAGATAAATCTTCATCTTCACCAAAAGATTCTAAAGTAACTTCTTCTAGCTTAACGCAATTAGGTACTTTTTTACCATTCTTGGTTTTCATCCCCCTTTGCTCATATCCATCCCAACAAGGTGCTTTAAGTTCTTCGTGGCTTACGCAAGGCATATAATAAGTAACACCCTCTACTTCGTGTTCGTGATATCCACCACAACCCATTTCATCTGCTACCTTTTCTGCTTCTTCTTTAGTTTCATAAGCCTGTTTGCCATCTATCTTTTTTAGGCTAAACTTTTCCATTTCAACACCTGTTTCTTCTTCGATAGTTTCCTTATCTTGTATTTCAGAATCTACTTCAGTAAATTCTAAAGGTTGTAAGGTCGTAAAGTATAGATTTAAGCTAATATCATTGTAAGCTAGTATTCTATCAAAGTTATCTATTAAAAGTTCCTGAAAAGGTCTTATTACAGTATTATCCATTAATAAACTAGCAGTCTTAATTTCATCTGCATTACTAGAAAAACCTGTACTAGATTTAATACCTAATAAAAATGGTGATACAACCCTATGTGCTACCTGAATTTTAGATTGTGATTCTTCAGAAAGAAACTGATATTGGTTATGTGCATCTGATAACTGAACAGGTGTTATTTCTGCTTGACTTTCTTTATTGTCATTAAAAGCTAGTATAAACTTTCCTGCATTACTTGTACCACTAAATTTCTGAGCAATCTTATTTTCTATTAATTGTCTTTCTTGTTGGTTAGGTGTTCCGTTGTTAAAGTTAATTAACATACTAGGGCTTAGACCATTAAGAATATTATTCAAATGATAGTTAGATACTTCTTCTTCAAGTTCTGCGTATTGCAGTCCACCTTGGTAATCCACAGGTGAGTAGTAATAAAAACCTGCCTTGTATGGTTGAACGTATAATATTTCTATATTTTCTTTAGACATCCCAAAAGCAGGAATTCTAGTAGGTATATCTGTTCTTTTTATATTTGCCCAATCTTTATAGTAATAATAAGCAGGTATTTCTCCATCTTCATTACATTTTTCTGCCCTTAAAGTCTCAATAGGCATATGCTCTATCTGTGCAATAGTCTTTCTATCCTTAGAATAGATAATCTGAATAGCACATTGTCCCATTAATTTTAGATCATAACATAATTTTCTAACTACATCCTTTTTAAATAAAGAAACCATTTGAGCATACTCATTTGGCTTAGAACTTGAATCAGTAGCATTTAAACCTTTTCCGTAAATAGCCTGACTAATTCCATTAATGGCTGCATTATTTGTTGGGCTTCCATTGTACCTATCAATTAAATACTGAAAGTAATTATTATCAGCACCATATTCAATCCAATCAGCACCATTTACTTCTTTAACTTCAGGACTTGTATAAGTACTTAAATTAATAAATCCAAACTCTGATGTTTTAGATTTTTTTATAAACTGCCCTTTATTATTTCTTAATCTTGTTTTCATCTTACTAAATAAGTATTATCATAACCATTATAATCTAAATATTCATTTGAATTTAAATCATAGTAATCATTATTTAATTGGTCAATATCTTGGTCTGTACAGAAAATTCTATCTTTAAAAATAACTTCTCCATTACTAATAAGTTTTAAATCGTAAAAATGATTCTCAACTAATATAGGATCAAAGATATTATTAAAATTTAAGTAATTACCTGAATTTACTGCATTAGTAATACTATAAGTTTTTTCTACATTAGTACTATCATCTGTTATTGATAACGTAAAAGTAGATACATAGCTTCTTGGTATTACTGAAGAGATTGAGCAGTTGCTGATGTCGTTAGTATAATCATTACTAATATAAAGAAAAAAAACATCTAATTTGTAAAATTACTAAAGCAAAAAAAAAGCACCCTATTATGGATGCTTAATTTTTAACTAAATAATTATATTATGCAGTTGGATCAATCTGTGTTGCATCTGCCGTTACTGCTGCATCTAAGAAATAAGGAGCAGTTTCTTCCATTCCCTCGAATGTTAAAGTAAATCCACTTAAATCTCCTGCAGCTGCACCTGTAACTACTGTACCCCCTGTGCATTCCATTCCATTTTCAAATCCACATAGGAAGTTGTTACCATAATAATCTACTACTACGATATAAGGTCTAGAAACTGCAAGTGTTTGCAATTCTGCCTGAGTTTTAGCATCTAAATATGTTAAAGTCAAGTTTAAAGTCTGAGTATAAAAGGTAGTTCCATTTTCTCTAGATGAGGTAACGGTTGTTTCTAAACTAGAATTTCCTTTTACATCATATTCAAACCAACTTGGTGCAGGACTACCATCTGTGATAGTAGCTTCCTTAGTTGTGCTATCTACTGCAATAGAATCTATTGTTCCATAGTCAGCAAATAATACTTTTTTTATGCCCCCAAAGGCACTTTTACAAGGTATTTTTCTACCTGTTGTTAATGTACAAGCCATTGTTTATATGATTTTAAAAAAAAAGGGTAAGTAGATAAATTCCACCTACCCTATTTTATTGATTAATTAATTAATTATGCGTAAGATACGATATCTGAAGCAATTCCGAATTGTACTCCTGAAGTAAAACGCATTACCATTCTAACATTGTTTGAAGCATCCAAATCTGCCATATCTAAAACCTTAACTTCTTGTGTAGAATTTAATAATCCTGTTCCAAAGTATAAGTTGCTTTTTTGTGCAGCGTACATTTTATCATCTGATAAACCTGGGCAAACAAATATCTTAACACCATTGATGCTTAATGATCCATTGTTCCACCATTGAGTTCCTAATCCATTCACACCATTTGCTCCAAGACCATTTGCTCCGAAACCTCCTAATGCTTGAACATATAGTTTTGCAGCCTTACTTGAAACATAAACAAATAGATCTTCTTTTCCATACAATGCAGCAGGAATAGCTTCAACTACATCAGACATTTTTTCTACTATATTAGCAGCAGTTAATGCAACAGATGTTAAAGCCTGACCTGCAGGGATATCTCCTGCCGTTACAGCTGCAGCGATTAATTTCTCAAATCCATCAAATGAATTCTTAGATGCAGCAGTAGTATCTCCTTGCCAAATGTTAAACTCAGTATTCTGTGCAACCTTAGAAGCAACGTGTGCTATTAAAAAGTCAGAAAATTTAGGTGGTAAAGATTGACCTAAACCATACCCCATTTGCTCAGATTCCCAATCGTTTACAAAATCATATTTACAAAGTTGTAAGTTTACCTGTAACTCAGTTGGTTGTAAGATTCTTTCAGTTAATGTAATTGTTGAGGTTGGATTAAAATCACATCCTGCAGCAGTTACGATTGCATCTGTTGATAATTTCTTAATTACTTCTTTAAAAGCAATGTTAGATTTTACAGTGATTCCACCATCATCAATAGTTGACGCACTTAATAAAGCAGCAGCGATATATTCACCTGCAAATTGACCTGCGTAAGTCGTTGTGATGTTTGTTGTTGTAGCTAATTCTACGTTTTTTAAATTACTCATTCTATTTTATTTATTTAATTTATTTAAAACTCTATCTAATGTTGTAGTAAATCTACCTTTGCCAAATTCTACTTTTTTCATTTGTTTGCTTTCGCCCTCAGGATTATGTTTGATTGGCTTAGAAGCAGGTTCTGATAATTGTTCCTGTACTTCTTTTGACATTTCTACTTTTTCTTCAATCACTTCTTCTGAAGATTCTTCTGACATTTCTTCTTCTTTCATTTTACTTTCTTTGTCAGCTTTTAAATCAGCAATAGCATCTTCTAAGTTTTGGATTCTTTTCTCCATTCCCTCCCAATCTGCAACATCTGCCATTTCTTCTTCTTTTTCTTCTTCTTCAGCTAGATCTTCAGTAATTTCTTTATCATCTGATTCTTCTTCCTTTGCAGGTACTTCGTCTGATACTTCTCTAACATCAGCAATTTTACCTTCTTCTTCAACTACAACTAAATTACCATTTTCAAGTAAATATTCTCCAACAGGCATTGCTACCTTTTCATCATCTGTTACTATAAAAATTTCTTTTCCTTTTTCAAATGATTCTGCACTAACTATTGTGCCATTTTCTAACTTCATTTCTTCAAGTTTTACCTCGATATTTAGAAGTGTTTTAATTTGATTTAACATTTCGGTTGATTTCATATTATTTATATAACGATTATTAATTTATTTTTTGCATTTTCAATCTGTTCTTGTTATAACTCCTATGCCCTGTGCTTGCATAGATCCATCACAACACTCAATAGAATATTTATTTGTGTCCCAACATAAACAAGCCCTAGAACTTCCTGTTGGACTTGTTCTAGATGGTATAAAAGTTTTTTTATTTTTTGTATTTCTGCCCATTAATTAGAAGTTAAAATTTCTTTTATTTTTAGTAATGTCTGTTTATCAATTTCACTTGAAATATCTTCTTTAACTGCTTCTTTAGGTGCTTCCATTTTATCTGCAAAATAACCCTCAATAGAAAAACCTTTAACTTTATTTGTTCTAACATATTCATTCCAAACTTCTTCATTATTAACTTTAACTGCACCCATCCAAGTCCCAACAGGTACATTTAATCCATACTTTCTTGACTTGTCTTGCACCTCGTCTTCTACGATCCAAGATTCTACTAATGTTAAACCTTTTAAATCTTTTGAGTGTTCTAAGGTTGAATTGTTCTGATATCCATTTCTTAAATACATTTGTGATGCTTTAGAAATAGTATCTTTTGAAAAGAAAATATAATAATCACCCTCACTGCCATTTCTGTAGATTGGTTTGTTAGGGATTAATAAAGCACCTAGCAAGATTCTTTTTTCTTTACTTATCTCTGCTAACTTTATTTCTTCATTTTTTAAAGCTACAAAGTCTGATTCAATAGCAGGTGATTCTACTATTGATATTGCTTCAATTCCACTTTCTTCCTGTTCTTCGTCTAATATAAGTTCAACTATCTTCATAATAATATAACGTATTTAATTTTTAATTTTGCTTTTTAGTCTATTGTAGCTTCATCAATAATGTTTCTATCTAATTCCTGTGCAGTAGTTACTTCGCTAGAAACTACAAATGCTTGTACAGGTTGTTGAGATTGTTCCCCTATTGCAGTTGCTAATTGATTTGTTCCACTTGCTCCTACTATATTAAATGCAGGTGGTACAGATAATGGTGCAGGAGTTGGGCTTCCTGATGGTGATGCTGATCCCCCTGATACAGGTGGTGTTTTAACACTTAATATCTTTTTAACGTTTGCTATTCCTGAAATACCAATAGCTGCAGCATTTGCAAATTTTAATGCAGTTTCGAATGGTGTTACAGTAGTAGCTGCAAGGGCATCTGATACCCCTCTGTAAGTATTTATAGTGGCAGCAGCGACTGCGAAAGCCTTACCTGCAGCAGTTTCTTTTCCTGCTATGTTACTAAAGTTTTCTAATACTGAAGCAGTTTTATCTAAGTTATCTTTTTTAGCCTGTTCCTCAGCATTTGATATTTTTATTTTAGCATCACTAATTTGCTTATCTCTATTTAAATTAGTTTGTCGTGATTGCTCTGTAAATTGATCTAAAGCTATTTGTGCATCTATCTTAGCTTGTGTACCTGCATTTGCGTTATCAAC